GTGGCCTACACACGCAGGCAGTTCGTTGAGGCAGCGCTGACCGAGATCGGCCTGGCGTCCTACGTTTTCGATCTGTCGCCGGAGCAGCTGGAGTATGCCCGGCGACGGCTCGACGCCATGATGGCCGACTGGAATGGTAAGGGCATTCGCCTGAGCTATCCCATCCCAGCATCTCCAGAGCAGGGTTCAATCAACGACGAAACGTCGGTTCCTGACTCTGCCAACGAAGCAATCATCCTTAACCTGGCTCTCCGTCTGGCACCAAGCTACGGCAAGGCCGTCATGCTCGAAACGCGCATCGCAGCTAAAGGCGCATACGATACCGTTCTGCAGCGCGCAACAGCGCCAATCGAACAGCAGATGCCCGGCACCATGCCGGCAGGCGCAGGCAATAAATACTGGCGCGTTGCTGACGATCCGTTCCTCGAGCCGCCAGTTGATCCAGTTGAGACCGGGCCGGAAGGCGTTCTGGAGTTCTATTAATGCCCACGATCAACCAACTGCCTCGTCTTGATTCTCTCGCCAGCGGCGACCAGTTGCCGGTATGCGCGACCGCGCAAGGCGACTCCCGGCGCATGTCGGTCGAGCTGTTGCAGGACTACATGCAGGACAACCTCAACCTGCCGGACAATTCCGACGAGGTGAATTTCCTGCAAGCCGGAACTGGTGCGGTTACCAGGACGGTGCAGGCGAAGTTGAGGGATGTGGTTTCTGTAAAAGATTTCGGGGCGGTGGGGGACGGAGTCGCGGATGACACTGCGGCGATTCAGGCTGCTTTGAATAACGGCGGCGACATTTACATTCCAGACGGCACTTATGTGACGTTACCTCTCACTGCAAGTTCCAATACGCGATTAAATTTAAGCGCAAATACTATTCTTAAAGCAAAGACGGGCTATGGTGTTAATGATCGGCTTTTGAACGTCATTAACGTCACAAACTTTCAGATGTGGGGCGGCACTATTCAAATGCTTCGTGCCGAATATGCAGGCGTTGTTAATGAGCAGCGTCATTGCGTTATTGTTTCGGGCAGCTCTGATGTCAAGTTTGTCGGCGTTACCGCCATTGATTCTGGCGGGGATGGGTTTTATATAGGCGGTGCAGGCGCTTGCGTCAACGTATTGTTGCAAGATTGCGTTGCTGACAATCATTTTAGAAATAGTTGCTCAATTACCCGTGGGTCAAACATTCAAGTGGTTCGAGGTAGGTTTTCAAGAGCCAACGGAACCACAGAAGCGCCTTTCGGCCCTTGGGCTGGTATTGATGTTGAACCCAATGCAGGCACAACACTTTCAGGCGTTGTGATTGACGGCGCTGAAGTTTACGACAACGATGGCGTTGGTATTTTGGCAAGCGGGCCATCTGCAGCACTCATCACAGACTTAAGCATTCGTAACTGCAAAGTCCATGACAACGGCAGTCATGGAATCCATCCAAACTATACGTTGCAAGCCGAAGTAATAGACAATGAGGTAAAAAGTAACGCAGGCAGCGGAATCATTGATTCAACCACCACCGCAACGCAAATGACAATTCGCGGTAATCTTGTTTTGAACAACGGGTCCTATGGCATCAAAGGATTTGTGTCAAACGCTGTGGTTTCTGAAAATTTAGTTATTAATACCGTTGATGATGGCATCAACTGGCGATTTGGACAAGGAACAACGATTTCCAACAATGTGCTGCAAACCATCGGAGGCCACGGTATTTATCAAGAACGTGCGTACAACGCTGCGATTGATGGAAACGTGTTACGCAGTATTCAAAAACACGGTATTTACATTACCGGAACCGTAACGTTCTCCAGCACAAGAAGCAGAAACTGGTCTGTAAGTGGTAACGCTGTGTATGGTGCTGGCTTGCTGACAGATAACACGTATTCAGGAATTTACGCTGACACGTATGCAAATACTGGAGTAATAAACAGCAACGCTATCAGACGCGACGATGCAGGTAATCAACCTCAGTATGCTATTTATGCCGCCGATGCAACCGTGTTTTCGTCTGGAAACGAAACGTCTTTAGGTGCAAAGGCTGGAAACACGCAAATAAGCATTGGCGGTATCGCTGCACCGTCATATGTAAACAATGTTGATGTAATGGGCGTCAAAGCCATTGTCAGAACCTACATTACATCTACCGTGTGGCAAGGAGGCGGCCCCGGATCGCCAGAAGGCGCTCAAGCGGGCGGGATTGGTTCTACTTGGTGTCGTACAGACGGAGGCGCAGGCACTTCGTTCTACGTCAAAGAATCTGGCGCGGGTAACACTGGATGGGTGGCTAAATGATTGGCCCTTCTTTTGGACTTACCGCTATCAAGGAATTCACCACATGCCCACAATAAACCAACTCTCTACAATCGGCGAAGTCAACTCTGCAGACACGCTGCCGGTATTTGACGAGTCGAACGGCGACGCGCGCAAGATGTCGGTTCTGCAACTGCAGGACTACATCGAAACCAACCTGGACATCGCTGACGTTGGCTTCCTCCAGGCAGGCGCCGGCGCGGTCGAGCGTTCTGTGCAGAGCAAGCTGCGGGACGTTGTGTCGGTGAAGGATTTTGGGGCTGTGGGGGATGGGGTTGCAAACGATACCGCTGCGATACAGGCGGCAATTACATCAATGACCAACGGCAGCACACTGTCGTTTGTTGGTGGTGCGACGTATCTCGTGACCGCGCCAATTGTTATTCCACCGAGTCTTACCGGCTGCGTGTTTAAGGGCAACGGCGCAACAATTAGGGCAAATCACAACGGTGATGGTCTGGTAATGATTGCCACCAATCAAAACTTCAGTCGTCACAAAGTTTACGATTTGAACGTAGTTGGTCCTAACGTGTCATATCCAACTAATTCGGCCCAGCTTGCAGGCACTAGCACTGGCGCAGGGTTGCGGATGGGCTACAACAACACCAGCAACACAGTCGCTGGTTATCTGACTGCGTTTTACAACTGCACGTTCTCCAACTTCTACCAAGGCGTCTATTTGCAATCGACAATCTTGGTGAACTTTTACGGCGGGTACCTGGTGTTCAACCAGTATGGGTTGTTCGTCGACGGTGGGCAGACAAATGCCAACAATTTCTACGGTATCGGCATCAGAGAAAACAGAATCGCTGGTATTTATTCTTCGGGTCGAACTGGTGGGTCTCTTTCAAACGCAACCCACAACGCTTTTTATGGTTGCGAGATAGAAACAAACATTCCATACGACTCATCTGCTGGAGGCTATCCAAGCACGTTTGACGGAAGCGGTGTTGGCGTTGGTATCAGACTCTTAAATAGCTACGACTGGATTTTTGATGGGTGTTATTCCGAAAATCACAACTATGGGATATGGCTGGGCAGCAGTTCTGACGATAACAAATTTGTGAACCATCGGCTTGCACAGGGCGGCGCGGGCGGTTTTCGCCCTGATGGCATCATCATTGACGGCGCAGCAGTAAACAACAACCTATTCCGTGACTGCAAAATCTCGAACCTTACAAGCACAGTCGGGAATGTCACAATCAACAATGCATCGGGAACCACTAACAATAAATTTTTGGATTGCGTAGGCTTTGTGTTTGAGGCGGCAAAACTTGCTTCATATCCTTACATTCAAAACAACACGAAATCACAAGGATCAGTTGATGGGACATTTTTCGGGGCTTTAGCAGCTCCTCCGCAGGGAATCATCAATAATCCGATTAGTGGCACAGCACAAGGCCAGATAAACGGAATCGGCACGGCATCGGCGACGCTGAACGCATTTGGTGTTGGTGAAGTTTTGCTTGGAAACCAAATCACAGGTGCAACAACGATCACCAGCATAACAAACATGCGGCCTGGTCAATTGTTGGTTTTGGGTAATTATCAGATTACTTATCCCGTTACGATTCAATCATCAACAGACGGGATAACTGGAATCGTGCTGAGAGATCGGCAAAACGCGATTCTTTCGTCTTACAGTGACAGCATCACTTTATACTGCTCTGCGGTTGGCAAGGTAATCGAAGTCGGTCGCAGCCTTGCCAATAGCATCAGCACCGGCACATGGACGCCGACAGTTGCAAACTCTGGCGGCACAAACCAGCCGCTTACAACAGCCACAGGTACTTGGTGTCGAGTAGGTAATACGGTTACCGTTTGGTTTAATGTTGTATCGAGCAACAACCTATCGGACGCAAGTTATTATGATGTGACAAGCCTTCCATTTACTCCACAAAACGCTGCGTGTGTTGGGATTGCAGGGAATCAATCTAACGCTGCCAACGCAAATCAGAGAACACCACACGTAATAGATGCCTTTGCATCTGGAGCAAAGTTGCGCGTGCGAGTAAGCCCTGCCGCTGATTTTCAGAACGCGGACGGCTTTGCGGGCATGGCGGTTTATCAAGTTTAATTTCATCATATCAATCACTCGAGACCTCCACATGCCCACCCTAAAACAACTCCTTCGCTCCCGCACCGTGCTCTTCGCAGCCGCGGTCGCGATTCTTAGCGTCCTGCAGGGCTTTGTGTTTGCACTGCCATTGCCACCTGCCGGACAGGCTGCAGTTGGTTGTATCATTGCTGTGGCGGTGGTCTTGCTGAGAGCCATCACGACAGAGCCGCTCACGAGGAAGTAATTCATGCCGACAATCAACCAGCTCCCGTCAATCGACGAAGTGTCAGGCGGCAACCAGATCCCGACCTATTACTCAGGCGGCGGTGATGCGCGGAAGATGTCGGTTAATCTGCTGCAGGAATATCTGCAGGACAATCTGAACTTCCCCGACAACGCCTCCGAGGTCACCTACAACCCCGCAGGCACCGGCGCGGTGGCGAGGACGGTTGAGGCGAAGCTACGCGACGTTGTGAGCGTGAAGGACTTTGGGGCTGTGGGAGATGGGGTTACGGACTGCACAACGGCATTAATTAATGCTTTAGCCGCAGTGCCAGCGGGCGGCCTTGTGACTGGAACACCTGGCGAGGTGTATAGCATCTCAACCCGCGTTGATGTAAACAACCGCGCACTTTCTAGCCTTAAAATCAAACTTGCAAACAACAATGCGTTCCTTGTTTTGATCGGATCAGCATCTTTGCAAGACGTAATAATTGACGCGATTTCTTGTGCTCGCCAGTGGGGGCGTCCTTTATTTGGGTATGTCAACTTGCACAACGCAAACGACGTTGTAATAGATGGGCTAGTTATCAAGCAGGGAGACACCAACAGCGCTGGAGTTTTTTGTTCGACAAAGGCGAGCAACACAACAATCAGAAACTGTAATTTTAACGAAGTCGGCTTTAGCGTTTACTTCCTCGACGTAAGTTATGTTGCTGGTGTTGATGTAAGGCTTGTTGATGGAGTTAGCTATACTGGCACAATTGGTTCTGGCTTGTTTATCAGTCACTGCAAAATCGGAAATGTTGCAAACACTCAACGCGGCGACGGCATCAACGTTGATGTTGCAGCAAATAGATTCGACACTATAGATGTCAGCCATTGCATAGGCAGAGGCAAAGTTCCGTCCGGGGCATTGACCGGCGTGGGAATGGGGTTTGCAAATGTTGATCGGCTAACCGCCAGCTTTAATCATTTCATTGGCTACACAACAAGCGTTGGCGCGCTCCATGTTGAAAAATCAACAGAGGTTCTTTTTTCGTCAAATCAGTTTTACAACTGCTACGTTGGCATGGGATGCGGAATTGAGGGCGAAAACACGACTATTGCAGCCAACATGTTGTCAGGCTGCGACCAGCCAATAGTCTTGCTTGGCTCTGTTGCCTCTCCATACAGAAACCCAAAAATTATTGACAACCAGATCATAAATTCAACGCGATACCCCGTTCAGCTCATCGATGTTGAAAACGCTGTTTTTTCTGGAAACAGTATTAGAAACATCACGCTGGCTGGCGCTCGGCAAATGATCTACTTGGTACAAGACAAGCAAGCCAGCTTGTCTAACGTCAGAATTCACAACAACACATTCATTCGTGATAACGGTGTTAGCTTTACAGTCTTGGCAGAAGTTGGGAACGTCTCAAACGTCTTTACAAAAGACAATATGTTTTCTGGCTTAACCGCCGGTGATATTGCAACTTTTTACAGCACGGTCAGACAAATCGGGATTTGCGAGGAGTACGTGCAGTCTGCTTCAACGCCAGCCCCGACCGGAATGGTTTTGCGAACTAACAGTAACCCAACTGGGTATATTTCTGGAGAATCAGGCTCTCTCGTTAGAGATGTCGCGGCCGGTGTTGATTACTACAGCGACGGAACCAACTGGCTTCCTGTTGCTATTAAGAGAGGGAGCGTCACGTACGATCCTCCGAGTTTGGTAGATGGTGATGGGGTAACCACAACGGTTACTGTCACCGGGGCGGCGCTTGGTGATTATGCTGTTGCCTCATTCGGTGCAAACCTGCAGGGAATTACGCTAACCGCCTGGGTCAGCGCCACCAATACTGTAAGTGTCAGATTCCAAAACGAAACCGGCGGCACGATTGATCTGGGAAGCAGTACGCTTCGCGCCCAAACAACGACCCGGTGATTTTTAAGGAACACACAACATGCCCACCCTAAACCAACTCCAAAACTAACCAGAGACCCCGCCCATGTCCGAAATCGACCCCGTAAAATTCGGCCTGCTCATCGGCCAAGTCAAGACGCTCGAAGCGCAGGTTGACGACATGCAGCGCGACATCAAGCAGCTTCTGGCGCTGGCGAATCATTCGAAAGGCTCTCTTTGGGCGGGTATGATGCTCGCAAGCATCTTCGGGGCCGGGGTTACTTGGACCATCAACTTTTTTCGATAGAGGTCTGATATGAGCGTAAACAATCAATTCAGCCAGCGCGTAGGC